GGCATTAGCAACTGGACTTGGTTTTGCGCCCATTCCTGCAGCAGTACTTGGCTTAAAATGATGTTCCCAACCACTACCAGGATTCTTGAGACTTGTAAGATAAGCGTCTAAATCTTGTTCGACTCCACCATTTAAAATTACAACTTTACCTTCAGCATTTTTTTGTAACTTATTTTGTAACAAAGAAAGAGTCTGTTCAGCATTGATCGCACCAAGGTTGCTGATAGCTGAAAGTGCTGTTGTCTTTGTAGAAGCTAGTTCATTAGAATTTTTTAAATCTTCAAGCTGCTGAGATAAATTAGCTATCTGTTGATCTTTTTCTTGAGCAGTTTTATTAGCTTCCTCCCAAAGAGTTTTCCATTGTCCTTGATCTTCTAAAATTTGTTTTCTTTTTTGTTCTTCTTTTTCATATACACCATCTAATTTACCTTTTACATCATTAAATTTTTCTGTCCATTTAGTATTGCTTTCAGCATTTTGTCTTTTTAGCTCTTGTATCTGCTGTTCATATTCAGCTTTTACAGATTCTAAAGAGGGTGATGGGGGTTGAGCTGGTGGTTGTGATGCAACAGTTTCAGTTGGATTAGTATCTGTTTGAATTACTTTTTCTTCAATAGCCATAGTTATTTAGATTCAATAAAGGTTTCTAATTCAGAAATTAATTGCACTTTTGTCTGTCGTTTGTCTAACTCGATACCAATGGTACGACCAAATTCTTCTAGTTCAGATTTAGTCATAGCAGTGAAATCTTTTTGATTTACGACTTCAGTTTCTACTGCAGGTTCGGGAGCAGGACAAACTTCGGCTTTAACTGATGCCGTTGAATGTATGAGTTCTACCTCTTCCCATTTATAAGAACCATCAGGCTGTAGAACCCGATCTAAAGATTTAGACATAATAAACGTGTACTTGTATATTATCTTAGCAGATTATTCCGATTTGACCTCATTTGCACTTGGTAAAACTTCACCTTGTACCAAAATGTCTCTAAATTCTTCTCTATCTATAACTTGCTGATCGAATAGAGATGTTAATGCTGTTATATCCTGTCCAATTAGTCTTTCGATGTCGAAATCTCTACTGATTTTTACTTCTGGTGGTTCGATTCCAACATATTCGGCTGAAAAATTAAAACATTTTTGTAGTTTTTGTTCCAACTCCATAGAAACCATAGCCAGCATAGAGTTAGTATCAACACGATCTAATCTTCTTGCATCAGCAGATTCAGCTACAAACTTTTGTTGACTCAAAGTACTAATACCAAGAGTAGCCATCTGCATTTGTAATTCTTTAATTTCAGCAGATTGAGCATCAAAAGCACTACTAGCTGGTTCTACATAATAAACTTTATTACCAGGCTGAGTTGCCATCGCATAATTAACAGATATTGCTAAATCTTTAGTTTGATCGTCATACCCTTCCATAACAAGCATCGGTTGAGATGCAACGTGCAAACTATGTATTAAATCAGCTTGTCTTTGAAAATGTGCAAGATTTAAATATGCAATATCAAGTAAAGGTGGTTTGCTAACTAAATTATCTGTTTTACCCGAATAAATTGTTACTAAAGGTATTTCACCAAGAGAGAAACTGCCAAATTCAACTTGTTTATAATCTTTATCTGCTGAACCCATTTCAAAATTACCTGTAACGCTATTATCTGCAACGTCATACATTTCTTCAATCTGTTCTTTTTTACGAAAAATTCTATAGCTACCTGGTTCGATTACTCTTATCTGATCATAAACTTTTTCACCAAACTGACCATCTGGTAATACAGCTTTTTCAGCTAACCTTACCTGCACTAAATTGCCATAATTAGACTCTCTATCAAGTCTCCAACCATAAAGATTTGTAGGATCTACTTCAATCCAATAAGGTCTACGATTCTGTTGACGTTCTTCTGCAAGTGTTAAAGCACCCGATGGAGCTGGATAATCTACAAGAATATGACTTTGACCATAAATTAAAGAACACATCAATACTCTTCTTGCGTATTCATCTAAATCCGAACCACAGCCGTCAACGTTCATCTTGAACATCTCCGTCCAATAAGGATCTCCTGTTAAAGTTATTGGTTTTCTTAATACAAGACCTGTAGCTGCTCTTATTAATCTTTGCGTAAAAGGACTAAATACTGATCTATTTACTCTTGCAAGATAAGCATCATAATCTTCTCTTGGTTCGAGAGGCAAGAATGCTTCAGAATTTTCTCTAAGATACTCTGTTCCCTCCGTAACGGCTTTCATTATTTCCCAACCTTTCATCATATCCAAAACAGCCCTTGTCCTAGTAAAAGGACTATCAACACCACCTACAGATGTAGACGAAACAATGTTGGTTCTAATAGGACCTGGTACAGCATAAGTCATCTCAGCACCTCCATCGTTTTAATGCTAACGCTTTTCTTGTTGGTCGGCCTTTACTATCTTTCATTGGTCCTTTGACTCCTTTCATTCTGGCACAAAATGATTTTCGTCTAGCTGCTCTTTTTCCTGTTGGATTTTTTTCGGTTACTGGTGCTTTAAGGTTACTGCCTGTGGCACGATTGTATTTCGCACGGCCTTTTGCGGTAAGTCCTCCTTTTTTAGACTTTTCGCCTCGACCTACAGATAAACTTACTCCTTTACGTTTAGCCATTATCTTCCCACCTTTGCTTGTGCCTTTTTATGGGCTTGGGTAAAACTATCTCCTGCTCTCATTCGCCTTTTCATAAACTCCATATGCTTCGCACTATGATGCTCAGAATGCTTTGATAATAAAGTTTTTTGGCGAGGAGTAAGTTTCACTATGCAGCGTTGGTGATAGCACCAGATGTGATGAAACTTACTGAAACAGTTGAAAGATCGCCAACAGTCGAGGATAAACTTGTTCCTGTTACAATTCCAGAAAAACTTACTTTCTTAGTACCAGAGGTGTCTAAAAATAGTTCAAACTGTGCATCACCAGCATCTTCTGTTGTCAAAACATCTGCTAGTAAGTTTGCAGTTTCATCACCACTAGCTGCTGTATATAAAAAATCAACAGTACCAGAACCAGAAATTAAACTACCAACAAAACTTCTTGATGTAGCACCATGAGCAGTTACATCTAAAGTATCTTTTGTAGTATCTAAAGTCCAACCTGTAGTTGAAACTACTGCCTCAGTAGTACCAGAAGTGTTCTTAAAGTTAACAGAACCTTCCTCACCACGAAAAAATGCCATGATCTAAAAAGAAAAAAGAGTATTTATAAATAGTTTAACTTGTAGTTGACTTTTTTACAGTACCTTTCTTGTTATTTCTCATATATTGTTCACATCTTGGATCCCAAAGTGCAGGATTTCGTTTTCCTTTTACTTTTTCAATCACATCTAGCATTTCGTCAGTGATTTCAGTCATTTTTTACTCCTTTTGGTAGTTTTTTTACGCCTATGTTGATAGGTTATCTTCTTTTTACCAGTTTTTTCACGTTTAAACCTAGCTTTTTCACTAGCTGTCATTTCTCCTACTGTCTTAGGTGTCTTACTTGATACACGTTTACTAGGTCTACAGGCTGGATAACCTCGTTTTTCGCCCTTAGAACGACCACAAGGTTTGCCAGTTTTTACATCAACCCAGTTTTCTTTGAACCAACGGGTAAGACCACCACTACTTCTTGCCACGTTTACTCTCCGTGCGATAAGTTCCTCCACGTTTTTTGTACTCTCGTACAAGCCATGCGTTAGCATAAGCAGAAGGATAAACCTTGAATTTACGTTTAGCCTCTGCTTTTACCCTAGAGTATAACGCTTTATTTACAGGAACATTCGCCACGCTTCTTACCTCCCTTCTTTTTCTTCTTCTTTTTCTTAGTTGTAGAATGATACATGATAAGAATTAGGTAGTTCTTAGTATATTCTAAACGAAGTTTGGCCTAATGTCTCTGGTTTTGCAAGGTTAAATTGTTGCAGACAAAGATAACCGAAAGCATCAAACGCATGGTCAACCCCTAAATTTTTATTAGGTAAACCTGTATTTGGAGCGTAAGTTAAGGTTCTTAGTGCTTTTATTAATTCTTTACATCTTGGATGAATAAAAGTTCTTCGATCTCCATTCGCATCAAGTAAAGCAGTATTAACAGAGGTGATTTTATCTCGTATTTTCCAGGGGGATTTAGGACTCATAACAGTAAAACCATTCCTTCTTAAGATAGTATGGTCAGTAACACCAACCCCACTTGTCTTTCTTGCACTACCCGTAGGGTCTGGACAAGCAATCACTCTTCGATCTACTCCATATCTTCTAATAACTTCTTCCGCAAAATCCCAGGTTGTTGCTCCACCCGTCAACATAATCTCATCAAACACATAAAGACAATCATTATGCTTTACCGCGCAAATTCCTGCCATCGGATCAACGTTAAAATCTAATCCAATCAGCAAGGGCATCAAATGAAAATCCTGTACTTCTTTATCAATATTGTCATCATCAAAACTAACAGCTACTAAACCAGTAAGATTTTCAAAACTAGCTTCAAATTCTTGCCTAAATGTCCTTTCATCTAATTGACCTCTAGCTGCTTCGACTTCTTCTGGAGCGACATTACCCCCTTCAATCGTAGTAAAACTCCATCTATGCCAATCATCTCTTTCCGCTTCCCCACAAAAACACCACATATCGTAAAACCAACTGGCAGTTCCATCAGGTGTACTAATAAATAACGCCCACCCCTGTTTATCAGCTAAAGCAGGTCTTATAACTTCAGCCCATACATCTCGATCCATAAATGCTGCCTCATCCAATACAACACCTGATAAACTTCTTCCCCTCAATGCCATAGCATTTTCAGTTCCTTTTAACTCGATACTTGATCCATTAATTAAATCCAGTCTCAAATCAGTCTCATTTTTAGCTTTTACCCAGATTTTTGGTACTAATTTCTTTAATTCCTTCCATGCAATGTCTTTTGCCATGCGATATGTCGGTGCACAGTAAAAATATGTCTCCCCTGGTCGATTTATCGCTCCACGAAGTAGTTCTATACAGGCTAAGTATGATTTTCCGAATCTTCTTCCTGCTACTAATATTCTAAATCTCTTTTCTGAGTTAAATACTTGCCCTTGTGCATATCTAAGGGTTATTGATTCGTCTTTTGATCCCATATTTGTATCTTCTAATTTATGAGACAGATCACAAAGGCATTTAATAGCACCAACTTGAACATAATTGCTAGGTTTTAACTCCATACATTAAAAAATAACAGATTTTTCAACTAATACCCCCTATTTATAGCCTAATTTACTATTTCTAGGTTATCATTCAAATAATACTTTATCTGATTGAGTCCGTGGCTGAATCTTTTATGTCTGGTTTTATCCCAGAAGAACAGAAACAACAACAAGAAAAAAGAAAAAGACGTTCTAAGTTTGCTTGCAATACAAAAGAGCATATCCAGGCTAGAAGTCAAAGGTTATATTCTCGTCAACTCGAGGGTAAAACTACAAGACAGCTTGTTTTAGAACACGCAAAGATTGAAGGCATCGCAGAAACTTCCGCCTGGAGCGATTGGAGTAGAGTAAAGCAATGGAATAACGAAGATTGGGAAAAAGATAGAGAAAATATGCTTCCAAGACTTCAAGCAATGAGAGTTAGATTATTCAATAAAGCAGTATCAAAAGGTCAATTACAGACAGCAGCCCAGATATTAGATTCATTAGGCAAGGTTATCGGAGAGTCTGTAGAGACAGTCAATATTCAAGCACCTCAACTATCTATAAAAGTAGAACAGCAGTAGTATAAATGTATTAGTAACGAAGATTACGGATATATATTTAAGGTACCCGCCTTACCCTACAGTAGCTAGCAATTTGCAACCCTCCCCCCTGTACGCTCTAAGGTGTCTCTGTGGCTCTCTGATGCCTCTTTGCTGGCGTTCTGGTGCTATAGTACCTTAAGATTTTTCGCCTCTCTCAGCCGATCCTCGAAGGAGTAATAATTACAACAAAATGTAACAATATGCTGGCATAGTTGCATATGCTGTAAAGATGATGTATTATTTATGTATACAAACAATTTTTTCGATCCTCTCGGCTCTCGCTAATCTCAGCCAACACTAGAGACTTATCCCGATCCAAAAGAAAAGGAAGCCAACCGAGTGAACAACCAGAAGCCATAGATCTGGAAGGTGCGAAAGAAGGAAATACAAACTGACTTTCTCGGCAGGGTTTCACAGATACGCAAACACCGCAAATTTTTTTTCCTTTTACTTCTAGGCTGCATCACTCACGAAAATAACAGGAAGCAAAGGAGCTTAGAATTTCGGTCTAGCTTTCTTTCTCCCTCCACAGATTACTCACGAGCTTAGATCAGCCTACAAGTAAAAGGTAATACCTTTTGCTTATTATCCAATTCATTCTATTTATTCAAGATGAACTATTCAATCACTAGATTTACTGGCATTGATTACAGTAACAAGTCTGCAAGATGGGATCTCGTAGCAGAGAGACACACTCAAGAATCAGCACTTGCAACCTGTAAAAGTTTGAATCTTAACAGACCTTTCTACCATCGAGTTGAAGTAAATTCCAAAAGAGTTGAACTTCCAAGATTTACAGTTTTGAAGCCCAACATGAAAAGCAACTACGAACCAATTGTAATCCCTGCAAGTTTTACAGTTAGAAAGAAATACAACTTCTTTCAAAGATTAATCAGGAGGTTCTTCTGATGTCCGAGTTCGAGTACTTCTTCTATCAGGATCAAGCGGAATTTAACCGCTTGTATTCTGGCTCTTTAATTTACGATTTCGATTCTATGGAGGTATCAAACAATGAAAATTAAAAGACTAGGAGCAAGTAAAACAATACTTGCTCTGCCTTCTGGTTCTGAGATTTTTTATTCTTATGATACTCCTGTAGCTGCTCAAGTTGCAGGAGAATTATACAGAACTAATGAATATTATTCCAGAACTACTTCAAAGCATATCACCCAATACTTAAACGGGAGATATGCCCACCCAGTAGAACAAAGTTTTATTAATCAAATTGTTGGAGCTTAAGAAATGGACAAGCAAACCGAACGGATTCTCAAGGCTATAAACAAACTTCCCTCATTTGTAATAAATGAGGGTGAGGTTGTTTATATGCAACTCTCAAGAGATTTTAAATTTGAGAAAAATCCGAAACCTAGAAAATTTCTTAAAATTCTAGTTCAA